CCGGGGTCAGCTAAGGTGCTGTCAACGGCTATCAAGTCGTTGGGTTGTTCTGGCTCTAATCTGGGTGCAAAGCTTGTTGAGATGAATACACTCCAAGGTAGAGGCGTCGGTCCCTTAGATCTGCGTACGGAGGCGAGATACAGATGCGACAGAGCAAAAGTGGATGAATCCTGCGCGCATTTTGACATGGCAAGTTTGGAGATGGCGGTCAGGGAGATTCTGCGCGAAGAATTAGATGAGAAACCTGAATACATGTTGTTGGCTGAACATTGGGAGAGGCGTTGGGAGTGGTGTGTGAATGGTAGCCACGCTAAACTCTTAGAACGACTTAAACCGCAGTACAAGACACGTGATATCCCTGGTGTAAACAATTGGTACAGACGGATGTTCGCTGAGAGTATAGAGCACGAGCCAGTGAGCACTTGGGATGGCGACGTCGTGGTTTCGGCGAGCCCAAAACTTGAACACGGTAAAGTGCGTGCCATCTTCGCCTGTGATAGTCTATCCTATTTTGCTTTTGAGCATTTTCTTGCCCCGATAGAAAAGGTGTGGGCAGGAAAGCGTGTGATCCTCGACCCGGGTTCGTTAGGGCACTATGGTATGGCGCAGCGTGTCTTGGAGGCAAGGTCGAATGGTGAAGTGAGCGTTATGCTAGACTACGACGACTTCAACAGTCAACATACCTTAGAAAGTCAAGCTATGGTGATACGGGTAGTTGCAGAGCATGTCGGCTATGACCGCAAACTGGCTGAGAAGTTGGTGGAGTCATTCTACAAGATGCGGATATACTGTGCTGGTGCATACATCGGAACCGCAGCTGGTACGCTCATGTCTGGGCACCGTGCTACCACGTTTCTAAACACCATTCTAAATAGCGCGTATATACGAGTGGGCATCGGTGAGTCGGTTTACAAGTCTTGCACTTCAATGCATGTCGGTGATGATGTCTATATGTCGTGCAAAACATACGCCGACGCAAGTAAGGTATTGTCTGGTATGCGTAATACCGAATGCAGGCTGAACCCAACGAAACAGAGTGTTGGTAGTGTTACTTCTGAGTTCCTGCGCGTCGCCATCACGAACACGTATGCAGTTGGCTATTACGCGAGGTGTGTGTCAAGTATAGTGTCGGG